GCCCAGCTTTAAAGCTGCCCATGCCTTCCCGCCAGACATTGCCGCAACCTTCCGCGTACTGACCAAGCCCAGCGGCCCAGCGGCCCAGCCTTTAAAGCACCGTACGCGGAGTAACGCGGCGAGCTGGGCGGCCCAGCCTCCCGGCGACCCCCCGGGGGCGGGGGGGGGTGGTTCGGGCGTGTTGGGGTTTGGGGTGGTAAGGCCGCCGTAGATAATACATACAATTTTTCAACTTCTGTAATGTATCCAAGCGGCGAAGCATTAGCACCCCTACCCAACCACAAAACCAGCGCATCCGGGCAATAGCGCGTCACAAGTGAAATACCGCTTGACACGCCCTCGTGCGCGTGGTTTCTCAAACCATGACAGACACCCCGCCCGCCTCCAACTTCATCAACCCTGCCGCCCTGCAATTGCAGCGCCAAGCGGCGGAGCTGCCCGGTATTGCGCCAAATGGTGAGTTCTTCGCGACCGTGGGCCGGAAGTATTTGAAAAACGCCGGACTGGCCGTTTTCGAGATGCTTGGTGGCGTGGACAGCTTCGCCGTATGGGCGGAAAAGAACAAAAGCGATTTCTACACCAAGATTTATCCGAAACTGCTTGACAAATCCGTCGAGATAACGGACCTTCGCACAATCGAGGATGTTATATCTGATCTGGACGAAAACACGATTGACGGGGAATACGAGCGCATCTAGGGTTACTGGACGCACGCTGTGTTCTGCTCCTTCACGGCTGTGCGTAGCGGCGAAGGGCTCCCCGGTACCTTCGCCGCACCCACAGGGGAAACCGCATGTTGAAATTCTTTAAAGCCCTGCTGACCAAGTTCCGGCACCTCCGCAAGAACCGCGACGTGCACGCCCGCACCGCCGCCGCCTTCGCGAAATACGTGGCGGCGGAGTATGGGCTGAAAGTTGGGCCTCCGACACTCGGCCCGCCAAAGGGTGACTGGTGTGCGTTCGGCAACGGCTGGACCTTCGAGACGGCGACGCTGTTCATCGACTACCGGAAAGTGTTCTCACACAGTCACGTCAGGGCCGTATTGAGCGGCATGCCGGACGAAGCAGTCGTAGGATTGGAATTCTATGCGCATTCGTGACATTGGCAAGAATCCACCAAAGGTAACCGTTGAGCCCGTCGAAGACGTCGCTGCGCGTATCGCGGCTTACCGAGCCGACTTCCCGCTGTATGCGGAGCAGTGCCTGAAGGTGCGCGACAAGGGCGCACAGGTGGTGCCGTTTATTTTGAACACCGCGCAGGTATACATCCACGAGCGTATCGAGCAGCAGCGGCGCGAGTTCGGTTATGTGCGGGCAATGATTTTGAAAGGCCGTCAACAGGGCGCATCCACTTACGTGGAGGGGCGGTATTACTGGAAAACTACGCTTTTTCGTAACGTGTCGACCTACATCATGTCGCACGAACAGTCATCTGCTGACGCGATTTTCCAGATGGTTGATCGCTATCACAGGAATAACCCGCTGGCACCGAAGACCGGCACGTCGAACGTCAAGGAGTTGTCGTTTCCGAAGCTGGGTTCTAGCTACGCAGTGGCAACGGCTGGATCGCAGGCGACCGGACGCGGACGGAATACCCACCTGTTTCACGGCTCCGAAGTCGCGTTCTGGAAGGCAGCGGCGGAGCACTTTAAAGCCTCGGTCCAGTCGGTCGCGCTGTTGCCCGGCACGGAAGTCATTCTCGAAAGTACGGCCAACGGACCGCAAGGCGAGTTCTGGCGGCGCTGGCAGGACGCCATCGGCAGGATCGGCGACTACATCGCTATTTTCGTGCCGTGGTTCTGGACACCCGAGTACCGTCGGCGCTGCGACGCCAACTTCGAGCTTGACAGCACGCCCGAGGATGGCGACCTGTCCGAAGTCGAGTACGCGGAAGTGTACAATCTTGACAATGAGCAAATGTGCTGGCGTCGATACAAGATAATCGAACTTGGCAGCTTGGCGGCGTTCCGGCAGGAGTACCCAGCCTACGCAGACGAAGCATTCCAGTCGGCGGAGTCCGGCGGCCTGATAAGTTCCATGGCTGTGCTCCGGGCACGGAAGCGGAAAGTCGAATGCACAGGCCCGCTGATTATGGGCGTTGACCCTGCGGGCGATGGTGCCGACCGATTTGCCATCGCGTTCCGGCGCGGCCATAAGTGCGAACGCATCCTGTCGCGCACCAAGATAACCGAGCCCGAGGCTCTGGCATGGGTCAAGGCGCTTATCGACGAACACAGGCCAGCTGCGGTGTTTATCGACAGTGGCGGCCTCGGGCGCTACCTTATCGGGTTTTTGAAGGCGGATTTCGACAGGTACGCGACTATCGTTCACGCGGTGAACTTCGGTTCAACGTCGCAGGCAAAGCTGGCTTACCCGAAGCGGGCGGGGCCGAAGAACCGTCGTGCTGAAATGTGGGAGCGTTTGAAGCGCTGGCTAGAGAGTGACGACGGCGTCCAGATACCAGACGATGACGCGCTTCACGGCGACCTTATCAGTACACAGATCAAACCCGAGTTGAATAACAACCTGTTGCTCATGTCGAAGCAGGAGATGCGTTCGAAGGGCTTACGGTCGCCGGACCTTGCAGATGCCCTTGCGCTCACCTTCGCAGATACGGTATACGTGCCTGAGTGGTCAGAGAAACGGCCAACGCAGGACATTGCCAGCCCCGACGACTTCGTGGTACGCAGTTCCGGCGAAGATTATTCAAGCGGCGATATGGAAGCCGGGCGCAACTCGTGGATGGGGCTTTAAAGCACATGGCAAGACAAATACGCGAGCAAGAAGGCTCTATGGAGACCGCAATTTACGACGTCAGCTCAACAGCCGACCGTGAAGGCCGCGAGCCTGACGACGCCGGGCAGAAGTGGGCGTTGCCTGATGACTTCGACAGCGAGCAAGAGTTCTGTAGGCACGCTGTGAAGCTCTATGACGCCGACCAGAGTGCCGACGTGCTCAACACGCAGGCCATGGTCGACGATTTCCAGTTCGTCGCGGGCAAACAGTGGGACAAGTCCACAGAAGCCAAGCGCATCGCCAACCGCAAACCCGTCCTGACGATCAACCGCCTCCCGGCGTTCATATCGCAGATTGTCGGTAACCGGCTGTTGAACCAGACGGTTATTCAAGTGTTGCCAGACAAGAACGGCACCAAGGAGATTGCGGAAATTCGTCAGGGCCTTATCCGCTCAATCGAGAAGAACAGCAAAGCCGACAACGCGTATGACACAGCGCTCACGAACGCGCTTATCGGCGGCCTTGGCAATTTCGCGCTTGATGCAGACTACGCAGACTACGACGTGTTTGAGCAAGACCTGCGTGTTCGGCGACTGCCCGACCCCACGAGCGTAACATGGGATCACCTGCACATCGAAGGAACCGGGCGCGATGCGCGTCACGTGTTCATTGAAGAAAGCATGGCCAAGACAACCTTCGAAGAAGATTTTCCAGACGCGTCAATGTCGTCTTTCGGCGGAGAAACGAGCTATATCAACCAGCTCACCGCGAACGGATGGCTCACCAACGACAGCGTAAGGGTAGTTGAATTCTGGCGTATGCGTTACGAAGAGCGTCTGGTTATCCTTGACGCGGCCACCAACGAAGTGCACGACGTTACGGACATTTTCGACGAAGAAGAGGCGGCGCAGTACGCGGCGAAAAACCCGGAGACGGGGCAGGTGTACATGCGTTGGACGCGCCGCCCATACGCGGAAATGTATCTTATGACCGCGACGAATATTCTCGAAGGTCCGTTCCGAATGAACTGCAGCCGCGTGCCTGTGTTCCGCGTCCCGGGCTGGGAGCTGCACATCGGTCAGGACCGGCACCGTTTCGGCATGACGCGCTTCGCTAAAGACCCGCAGCGCATTCACAACTATTGGCGTTCTGTCATTGTTGAAAAGCTCATGCAGACGCCGCGCGCCAAGTGGATAGCGACGAAAGAGGCTGTAAAGGGCTTCGAGAGTAAGTGGAAAAACTCTCACATGACGGACGATATGCTCCTGTTGTGGAACGGCGACAGCGGCACCCCGCCGCAAGAAGTCAGGCCAGCACAGATCGAGCCAGCGCTTATTCAGGAAGCCAACATGGCCACGCAGGACATCAAGGATGTTCTGAATATGCACGAGGCGTCTCTCGGGATGAAGTCGAACGAAGTGTCTGGTAAGGCCCTTGACCGGCGTCAGCGCGTCGCGGAACTTGGTACCGTGTTGTACTTCTCCAACCTGAACGATGCCATTGAAGAAGCCGGTCGATGCATGAACGAGCTTGTGCCGGACTACTACGACACAGCCCGCACAATCATGGTTCTGGGTGCCGACGACAAGGCCCAGCTTAAGCGGATCAATGAAGAGGGGCAGCCCGACATCACCATCGGCAAATACGCAGTCACCGTCAGCACAGGCCCGTCGTACACAACCAAGCGTATCGAAGCCGTCGAAAGCATGATGTCGCTGACAAACGCAAGCCCGCAAGCCATGTCGCCTGCTCTAGACCTGCTTATCGAAAACATGGATTGGCCCGGCGCACAGGCCATCGCAAAACGCATCCGCGCTAGCCTTCCGCCAAACCTTGTAATGGCCGACCCCGAGGATATGACCGAACAAGAACAGCAGGCGGCGGCTATGTCAGCCCAGAAGGCGCAAATGCAGGAGCAGATACAACTCGAAGACTTGAAGCTCACATTGCTTACCAAGCGCGCAGCCGTCGCCAAGATGGAAGCCGAGACCGGCCTCGCCATCGCCAAGACCGAAGAAACGCGTACCAAGGCGACCGGCAACACAGCCAGAGCCATTAAAGACGCAGCCGACGCCAAGAAGGCTGACGCGGAGACGCAAGCCATCGAGATTGAGACAAATGTTGACATCGCGCGGTTTATGGAAGAACTTACCGAAAACCCCACAGAGCAGGAAAACTAGCCCATGCCCAAGAAAATCGAAGAGATGACTTTCGCTGAGTTCGAAGCACACGCCGAGAAAGAAGGTGCCAAAGAAAACGGTGCAACTGACGTGACACCGCATCACGTTCGCAACATGATCGAAAACGGCGTCGAAGACGATAGCCGTGCCTTTAAAGGTGACGAAGACGACGAAGACGACGAAGGTGAAGATACCGACGAAGACGTCGACGAAGATGGCGACGACGGCGAACGCGCCACCGAAGAAAATCCCGAAGACGAAGACGAAGTTGTCGTAAAGGTAAAGAAAAGCAAAGATACCGACGACGAAGATCCTTTAAAGGGCAAGTCCGACGATGAGCTTAACCCCGAGCAACGCGCACAGCGTCAGGCGTCCCGTCTGCGTCGCAAGTTCCGCAAAGAGCGTGAAGCACGTGAAGCTGCAGAAGCCGCCTTGGCGGCAGCGCGCAGCGCCCGTCGTAGCGACGACGCCGAACCGGGCACGCGCACACCTGCCACGACGAAAGAAACTGTCTCCGACGACGCCGAACCGAACCCGGACGATTATGAGTTCAAGGACATAGACACGGAGTACCTACGTGATGTCGCGCGACATGCCGGACGCAAAGCCTTTAAAGAACAACACGAAGCGCAGCAACGCGCCGAAACGGAGGCCCAGCAAAGGGAAGCACTTAAAACAACGCGGCAACGCTTCAACGAAACAATCGCACGCGGCGCATCCGACTTCGACGATTTCGAGGAAGTTGCAATCGCGAAAGCGTCCGATTACCAGCTTTCAAAGGACATGTTCGACCTGATTGTCGAAGACAAAAAAGCTGGCCATAAGATTTTGTACCACCTTGCTACAAATAAATCTGAAGCAGAACGGATTGCGGGCTTGACGCCTGCTAAACAAGGTATAGAATTCGAGAAACTAAAAGCCCGGTTCTCACCACCGACTCCCGAAAAAAGTGACGCTGGCTCGACTGGCACTGGTACTGGACTTAAGCGGCTCACACACGCAGCAACGCCCCTTACGCGGCGCACTCGTGGTGGAGCTACACCAAAGAAACAAGTCGGCAACATGTCATTCTCGGAATTCGAGGCGCATATTAACGCCGAAAACGCGCAAAGAAAGTAAACACACACCATGGCAAACCAGTTCCTCAACGAAACTGTCTACGCTAACGCCATGCTCCTTCTGGTAAAAAACCAATTGGTCATGGGCATGAGCGTCGACACCAAATTCACGAACGAAGTGACCGACAAGAACGGCCTCAAAATCTTCGTCAAGCGCCCACCGCGCTTCGTGATGACGTCCGGTCCGGCTCTTGACAAACAAGACATCGTCACAGGCAGTACGTCGATCGAAGTCAACCAGTATAGCAACGTGCACCTGTCGATCACCGACCTGCAGTATGTTCAGTCTTACAACCAGCTCATGCGCACCCAGACAATGAAGTCTGCTGCGTCTGCGCTCGCACAAGGCGTCGACAGCTATCTTCAAGGCTTCCTCAAACGCTTCCCATCGTGGGTTCAGGCCCCCGGCACCGCCGGTGCAGCTGACTACCCGTTCGCGACCGCTCAACAGGAAATTCCTGTCTGGACGCGTCTTGAAAACATGGCTGTTCCATCGTCTGACCGTGTCGGCGTGATGAACACCAACGATGCGGCTGGCATTCAGGGTAACCTGATTGACAAGTTCATTACGAACGAAGCGGTAAACGCCCTGAAAAAGGCACGTATCCCGATGCTTTCGGACATCGACTACTACCGCACGCAGGCCACTGATACCCTGACCACGGGCACCCGCTCGTCTACGTCGGGCCTTATCAATGGCGCTTCGCAGAACGTCAACTACGAAGATGTCAAGGACGTCATGACGCAAACGCTCAACATCGACACCCTCACGGGCTCGGCGACGATTGCGCAAGGCGAAGTGTTCACGATTGCAGGCGTGTTCCGCATCAACCCGCGTACCCAGCAAGTCGTCACCGACGCAGCCGGAGCCGCAGTTCTCATGCAGTTCACAACCACGGCAGCTGCAACAGCCTCAGCCGGTGCGGTTGCCCTCACCATCAGCCCACCAATCATCGTGCCCGGCACAGGCGGCACAACGGCCATCCAGCGTGTCAACACGGCCTTTGGTACAGCTTCCGCTGTCCCAGCCGACGGCGCTGCAGTGCTCTTCGCCGGTGCCCCGTCAACGTCCTTTGCCGTTCGTGCGGCATGGCACAAGTCGGCTATCCAGCTTGTCTCGGCGCGGCTTATCATGCCAGAGACCGGCGTTGCAACGTTCGCAACCGACGATGAAACGGGTATTTCCATCCGTTACTGGCGTGGCTCCGACATCTCGACAGGTGAGCACGTTCACCGTTGGGATATGATCTACGGTGCCAACGTTGTCGACGAACTTCTCGGCACACGCTTTAGCGGCGTCGCAGTAGCCTAGGCTACCGATCTGAAAGGGAGGCCGGGCGTAACAACCCGGCCTCTTTTACTTTAAAGACATAAAGGAGTAACCCATGTCTCAGTACGTCCCGAAATACTGGCCTTCCATTAAGTACCAAGCCGACGGCACCCTCCGCAGGTTTGAGACCGAGGAAGAGTTCGCTCTGGAAGGCGACGGTTGGTTTGAAAGCGTTGGTGCGGCTGTTGCAGAGCCGACAAAAGCGCCCAAAGCGCCCAAAGCGCCCAAAGCGCCCAAAGCGCCCAAAGCGCC